CGACATGAATTAGTATTACTGTGATGTAAGTCATCAAGCATCTCCAACTTCTGTGTATACCCAGAACTGTGATTCTCTGGTGCGCTTCGACAGGTATCTATCCACTAGGTTCTTGCGAAACAGGGAGTCCATTAGATTGTGAGCAACATACGGGTCTACGTTTAGCTTCGATGCAATAGCAACGGAGGTCATATGACCTGACTCGGCAATCAAACCCAAGGCAAAAGCTTTCTGCTCTTGGTATACTTTGTTTCTTGCCTCTGAAATCCTAGCGTTAGATACGGTTCGGAACCTTGAGTCAAAGTCTGGAAGCGGTGGCCTCTTACCTTGAGCTGATTGATTTAACTCGAACTCATGCACACAGTATCCGTAGGTTAATTCTTTTCTTTGGTCGCTCGTTGAACAACCCTTCAATAATTTTTTATACTCAGCATCTCTGACTTTCTTATCATTGCTTTTGTATGGTGAGAGCTTCTTGCTTGAGACTACAGCAGCCCGCAACCTACTTGCCTCAGCCTTTTGTTCTTTGTACTCAGGTGATTCGCGCATTGTTTTAAACTTTAGGCCGCGGTCTTTTGCTATCTTGTCTACATTGTCACGCGGTATGGATAGCAGCCTGTGAGTTTGTGTTCTGCTAAGGCCCATCTCTGATGCGTTTGTTACCTGACGTATAAGCTCTTCGCTAAATACTTGCATGGCTTTCTTCTCCCAAGAGGAGCGGGCATCTCAACCCGCCCCAGTTATTAAAACGGAATGTTGTCGTACACAGCACCTGGCTTATCGTTAGATGCGGGCGCTTGTAATGCAGCACCACCAGCCGAGCGCTTCTCGCTAACTTGAAGCGACAGGTAGTTGCCGTCATCCTTCTGCTTCTTCCATCCCGCGAATTGCATCGGCTTGTTAGCCGCGTAATCCTCAAGTGGACCAGAGTAATCAGGCGCGTTGTCGTTGCCCTTCTTATCGTTCTCGAACAGGACGCCTACCTTCTGGTAAACCTCAATGATCTTCATCCCGCTCTTGGTAGTGTCAGCTACCAGCACAACCTTGCGGTCATTGCCTTCAAGATTAACCTTGCCTTGAAGGATCATCTTCATTGTGTCGAACGGTTTGAATGCCGCGCCTGAGTTTGTATTGTCGTATGCCATGCTTCTGGCTCCTGTATTAAGTTAAGTTTTAGTAAGTGATTACCACCCGCTATTTGGTCCGTTGCTTTTGCCACTATCAGCGGCGTACTTGCTTCCGTCATGCTCACCTAAGAACACGTCGGCGTTACAACCCAAGTGAGATAGGGCTTTAGTCAGGCCGTCAGTGACAGCCATCTTCGGTGCATCCTCAGCCATCCGGCCCTTAGCTGCATCAAAGAACTTGCGGCACCCAGTGAAGGGGCCGTATGTATTTGCTGGTGACCCGTGCCATACCGACACATGGGCGACAACAGCTGTATCACCGTTTGATACATTGATAAATTCTGGTGTGCTGTGCCAGCCCCAGCCGTCACCAACCGGACCAAACTCCTCAGTCATAATCCGAATCTGATACTGTGGATCAATGGCTGTAAAGCTACGCGACCCGAAGCTAATCTTCTTGAGATACTTCGGATCTGATTTGGATATCTTGTTCCATATGTCTAAGTTGCTCATCTCTTATTCCTTCCGCTTGCTAATTCTTAACGCGCCACGCTTATCGCGACGAATTGTTATGGCGCTTGAGTAAACCTCGCGCTCATTATTGGAGACCATTGCCTTCAAGTCTTTCTTGGCTGACTCGAATGACTTAGCAGCAGGCTCATGTTCGAGGTAGTCATGCGCGGCAGAGACAAAGTGATTGTCGCTACTCGCATCTCGCTTAACCATATCATCGATAGGTATCTCATTGATCGGTGATGTTACTGGCTGGTCAAAGCCGATCGGCTCGTCGTCGCTCTCGACATGACCCCAGAAATCCGTACACGCATCAAGTAACACGGCCATGTACTCGTCATGTGCCTTGATGTATGTGCTTTCCCACCTGTTGTTACCAAATATTACAGACATGTACGCACCCTCAGTGCCTGCCAGCCAGCAATACATCTGAACCTGAGCCATGTAATACTCAGCTACGTTGTTGATATTGTTGTGAGCATAGGTGTGCTTCGCCTCAAGGATAGCGCTGCTTCCACGAACCATGCCGTCAATCGTACCCTTGTAAGGCACACCGTTGTGAGTCTTCTTGAATGTTTTCTGCTGGTCATCGACGTACTTGTCGTACTCAATCTCAAACCATTCGATGTTAAAGTCTTCCGTTAGAATGCCCATCTGCACCGCAAGATTGCGAGACAAATCATCTGACTCTACGCGGCCAGTCTTCACTGCCCACAAGTCATACCAGTTACCATTCATAATCTTTACGCAGTCACTACCGCCGATAAAACCTTTGCGTTCCATAGTTGTTCTCCCATTTCATATACTTATCTACTGCGTTATTGCAGCAGGATCAAGATATTTATTGAAGTCTGATTCTACTAGATCAGTTTCTTCAAGCAGTCGTTGTCGTGTTGGGCTGTCAACATCAAGCAATGAAGCCGCTATGCTATGCCCCATCTTGATACGCTTAACCGTAAGCTGATCGTCGCTTAGACCTAGCGGGTGTGTAGTCACCTTCGAGTCTCCGGTATTGCGCGAGTAATCTTCGACACTCTTCTTCGTTGATTCGATAAAGGTTTTGATTGTCGGCCACGACCTCGACGCTTGATACGCGCGGACGTGACCATCGATCTTTTTTAAGATGATCTGAACCTCAACCCGCGTAAGCATAGACGGTATGTTGCTGTTGATATCTTCGACAATCAGCTTGAGTTCCTCACCCAAGGTATCGTTGTCCATATCAGATGGTGGTTTGTACCTACGGAGCAAGCCTTGAAGCCATGATCCTATCAATCCGGTACGCTCGTGGCGTTTGATGCCTCTCAAGTTCACGTGAGGGTATTCCATGTGCTACTCCCCTTCTATAGCGAGCTTGTTGACTGTCATGTTGGACAGGATGTCATTGAGAAAGTCTGTGTTTGATTTTGATTGGGGTGCAACATCGTCAAGATCATCGTCCCAACGCTCACCGTTCAGCCATGTGGTAGGGTGAGGAACGTACTGCTTCTCAGTATCCTGCATCGCGTAGGCAAACTTACCTGCTGCACCTACAATCTCTGATGGATCAGCAAGCTTGCAAGCCTTAGCGAATGCCTTACGAGCGTGACCCTTGGCTACCTTGCGTGGGTATACAGACCAGAAGGCATCGAAGGGGAGTGTCTGTGTGACACCCCAAGTAGTATTACTATTAGAAGAAATATCTATTACATTAGATATAACTTGGGGTGTCTGTGTGACACTCCCTCCACTCTCGTCAGTCATGTTGTCCTCCATTAGATTTGTAAATTGATACGAGCTAGCAACACCAGTCCGACCTGAGCAACGAATCAAGTATCCATTGTCAACGCACCAGTTGATTGATCGTATCGTTGTGCTTCTACTCAACCCTGATTTCTCTGAGATTGTTGGTATACTTGGATAACAATATCCATCTAAGTCTGTGTACCTAGCAATGATTAACAATATATACTTTGCGTTTGCGTTGCGCACTTGCCAATCAATGATGTCTTGCATTAGTATATCAGCATACATTAGCTTCTCCCACGAACTATGTAGTTACTTCCTCCGCTTGAACTGCCCTTGGTTTATTCATTTAGACCAAGGGTTTTTTTCTGTACTGAGCGATCATCTTATTGCTGGGCGGATTACCAGCAAAGATCATGTTCTTCTCTACTTCAAAGCCTAGCTTTTTGATGTCCCATATACGCGCAGCTAATCGAAAGCATCCGAATAAATCCAGTGCTTGACGTGGCGTGAGCGACTTACCGCTGTTGAGGTGCGATCTAATCTGTTGGTTCTGACTTTCCATTTGCTTCTCCCAGAAGATGTTCAAATAATTCAGCTGGCATTATTACCAGTGACTGTGGCTTCCCGTGCTTCCGCTTATAGAACGCTAGGTCGCGCCCCTCTAAGACAGTGAAGGGGCTAGGGAAGTTAGACTTGTCCCGATACTTAACCTCGGCTACCAGCTTTCGTCCGCCCAGTGTGATGTGGATGTCGCCACTCCACTGTCCTCCGAGCGCACCGGAGAGGGGGACTTGGTAGTTTTCGATACCGATTTTGTCGAGCCATTCACAGAATCTTTTTTCGTGGTAGATTCCTTTAAGCTTATTTTTGTTTGCCATGTTTCCTCATCCAAGCAATCGATGCATATTGTGTGGTAGGTAGCAGGTTTGATTGAGGCTAGGATTTGTACAAAGTATTCATCGTACCTATCGCAAGCGTCACACTTGTATGTGACCTTACTCAATATCTTTCGTGCGGATTTCGATCTGACAGCCAAGTGCATCCAACCAACAAGTAAACATGAATCCAGAGGGGACACGTATGTATGTCTCCCATTTATTAACCAATGAAACACTACATCCTATGTCAAATGCAAGCTGTTCTTGGCTGATGCTTAACTCATGCCGTCGTTCAATCAGGGTTTGAACCATCTCTTCGTACTGATCTGTACTGAACACGTCCGACTTATAGTTTGGAAACTTTGGCATACAATACTCGCTTATCAGATGGCTTGGCGTATGATCCTTCAAGCAATTCCAACATGCGATAGACCTTGCATGCTGTCTCATACCTAAGTTCCGTATCACCATTAAGTGTACGATAGTATGTTGACGTTGGAATGCCTGCCTTAACAAACACTTTGTGAAGCGGGAGGCTAATGCCTTGATGCTTCTCTAATATTGAGTACCAGTAACTGTCTATCATGCTGCACTTATGCAATCATTAGTCGATCCAGTCAAGTTCATCCATTAATACTTCGCCTGTTCCGTCACAGTTTTCGCAAGTATCTAAGTACTCCTTGGGTCTGCCTTCTGGATTCGATACCGTCTGACCTTCATTGCCCTCGTACCATACCTGACCATGCCCTTCGCACTCAGCGCAAGTGTTGTATGCTAAGTCTTTATGAGGTGGTGATGTCATTGTCCTTCTCCTGTATAATGATCGACGATAATTTGCAGGTCTGCAATCGCTTGAGTTATCTCAGTGCGCTTGTAATTCAGACCCGTTAGATTCGTTGCCTTGATTAGCAACTTGGTTTTTGTGAGTGGTCTCGGCGGATTCATGCCGACGGCACACATTTTTAGGTGGGCCTTGATGAACGCAGCTTGGACTCCATCACTCCTTGGATCAGTAGTTAATGTCATCGTCTAACTCCTTGGGAACATGGTTCTTTTCCCATGCTGCAACAGCACGATCTAAAAACTTTTGCTTGTTGAATAGTGGGTTGGTTGCAACCAGCGCGTCAGCGATTGAATGCAAGTGTGAAGGCCACGCTACCTGCGGTCCCATAATGTCAGCGATAAATTCGTAGTGCTGACGTGTCATCTTCGGTGCATTAACCTGCATTACTTTTCTCCATGTGATTACCTGATGCGATAAGATTCCACATCATCATTGCCGCAATCAGTGTCGTTGGTTCATTGAGGGATTTAAGGTAGTCCATCAACGCCTCCATACTGTCAGGCGTTGCGAACATATTGTGTACTTGCATGTTATCCACGCTCTGTCCCCCTAAAGTC